GTAGCACCAACAACAAAATTTGTGTCAAAACTAGTCGTTGTTGAAATTCCAGCAGTATTTCTCGTGGCCTCAACGAAAGGGGAATCTAATGCACGGTCAATCTGGTTGTAATATGTGACGCCATCTACGTCCAACAGCGTGGTCATGTCACTCAGAGTAGCGGATGGAATCCGGGGTGAGATAAACTCAATTGAATACTCACACCAAATATCACCCACTGCTCCGGTTCCCGACGCAGTACAGGTGTAACCTAGAGCAAACGCCGCTTCTCCAGCAGCCTGGCCATTGCAAAATAACCACTTTTTGTTCATGGCCCTATCAGGGGTTACAACCACCTGATGATCCTTGAACACAGAACCAATAGCTTTGGGATTTAAGGCTGCGACGCCATTATACCCAACAACGGTGTCTCTCGCGTCGTAATCGACACCCATGACAAATGAACCGGAGGTCACCATGCTAGCACTAGCCTTGTACTGAACCTTCACTGGACCAATGAGCCTATAGCTCTCATAAAGAGTGCCTAAAGCATCGAGTTGGGCCAAACTGGAAAATCCAGGAATGAAGGCTAAATACGGTGGAGAACTAGATGATGAAGTTCCAGCACCTGTCACTTGTGTCCAAAGCTCACGGTAGTTAACCCTAACGCTTTGTTGAGTTCCGGAGATCCTACCAACGTTGGTACGAGGGCGCCGAGGCGCAGCCATCTTGGGACGAACTATTTTACGGGTGGGCATTTTAACGTTTGCCCCCACCACCCAACCACTATATTTCACTGCCCGTGGCCTGGGCGGGTTCACGCTAATTCCAGTAAAATTTGAAACTGGGGTCCTCAACCCCCCGAACATGCACCTTGATTGCCTTAAGGTCCTCAACACTGGTGGCAGCATCCAAACTAATGCATAGGGTCTGCAACTCCCCACCGGTTATCTCCAGAAGCCTGGAAACCATGGATGTCTGCAGATCCAAAACAACGTCGGATGTGTCCTGCGGATAAGGTCCTAACTTATGTCGCAAGGCCATGTCGTGTTCCATCTTTGAAAGTTCCTGGGGTGTACCCAACGCATAAATGCGTTGAAGTGCCCTGAGGTAGTGGCCAACCAAGGGTAAATGGCCATCTGTAATCAGATAGCCCGAAACCCTGTCAGCCAAAGCCCTTGGATCCTTCAATCGATTCACTACACACGATCTTTTGAGTATCTTAACCGGGCTGGACATAGTGTTGTCATAATTGAATACATCAACATACAGCCTACCTAGAAAAGACACGTTAGGACCAGGTTTCATGATCTTGAGAGTCAACCCTAGATCTTCCGATGTTTGCTTAAACTTTCCCCTCGAACTATCGATACCATCGTCCCCATATTTTGGACCAATCATCGAGAAAGCCTTCTCTTGGTTGAAACCCGCATTACGGTAAGCACAATAAGCAACAAAAGTGTTGACTACCGTATTGCCTTCCGTAGTAAGGGGTGAACCAGAACATCGACTACTCTTTTGTTCGTACTTGATCCCATGTTTACTGTAACATTGGAGGTTTATCTCTCCGGCAAGCAACCGATTTAACGTCTCTAACTCAGCAGTAGCGACCCATCTCTTGTACACACGAAACTCCAAATCACGGAGATAGTATGACATAGATGCATCGAACCGCGTAAAGTCGGTCTCAATCAACTCGGCCTTTCTGTCGAGACTAACCACTGTAGCGTAATCACGGATTTTCCGAACTATGGTCTCGGGGTCGCAGCCAGGGGCGTAAAAGTTGAACTGTTTCAAATGCTGCTTAAAACCATAAGCAAACCTGGATAACTCTAAA